CTATGATGGATGTTGAATCCGCATTAGCAAAATTAAAAGCAGAATTTGAAGAAATGGTTTCTGGTGCCGGTGATGAAATGGGCGCAGAAGAAGAAATGGGCGATATGGAAGCTGAAGAAGAAATGCCAGAAAGCATTGGCGAATCAGCAGAATTATCAGCAGTTTCTAAGCCAGACAACAGTGACAAAGCTGACCAAAAGCACAGCCCAGTTGCAGGCAAGAACCCAATCGGTGCTCGCCCAGCAGTTAAAATTGGTGCAAGTTCAGTAAGTGGTGTAGCAAGCGGTACAACTCCAGCCAGTGCTCCAAAAGCACAGGACATGGGCGGTACAACTAAGCCTAACCTCAGCAAAGTTTCAACTAAGGCTTAACCCATCATGAACATACAGCCACTACGCGAACATTTAAGTTTTGATCAGGCCAATTTGGTTATTGAGTCAAAAGAGTCAGCCAGTGGCGGTAAAGATCTCTACATGAAGGGAATTTTTATTCAAGGCGGTAAAGAAAACCATAACGGTCGTACTTACGGTGTTAATGAAATTTCTCGTGCTGTAGAGAGCATAAAGTCTAGACTAGAACAAGGTTATTCCGTATTAGGTGAAGCAGACCATCCAGATGATCTCCAAGTAAACATTGACCGAGTAAGTCATATGATTACTGAGATGTGGATGGAAGGCGAAAATGGGTTTGGCAAATTAAAGCTAATCCCAACACCAATGGGTAACATTATTAAAACATTACTTGAAAGTGGTGTTAAGTTAGGTGTTAGCAGCCGCGGTAGCGGTAATGTTACAGAATCGGGCGCTGTTAGCGACTTTGAGATTGTAACAGTTGACGTTGTAGCACAACCTAGTGCTCCAGATGCCTACCCTACAGCAATTTACGAACGAGTAATGGGCAGTCGTAGACGTGCCGCTCTGATGGACGTGGCCTATGCGGCGACCTACGATAGGTCCGCACAAAAGCATCTCGAATCCGAGATGCGTAGATTCATTCAGAATCTGAAATAAGTCTGAGGAAAAAACATGACACAATTTACAGAAATGTTAGGTTCAGTAGTTTTATCCGAAGAGGTGCGTGAGAATATCAACGCCGCTTGGGACAAACACTTATCCGAAAGCCGTGAGTCAGTTACAGCTGAGTTACGCGAAGAATTTGCTGGTCGTTATGAACACGACAAAGGCCAGCTAATTGAAGCAATGGACAAGCTAATGCAAGATACAATCTCTGCAGGCGCTACCGAATTAAAAACTTTACGTGAAGAAGCAACTGCTCAACGTGTAAAGTATGCAGCTAAGATTAGCGAAGATGCAAAGTTGTTACAGAAATTTGTAATGGAAACATTGGCAAAAGAAGTAGCAGAATTGAAAACCGATCGCAAATCACAAAAAGATGCAGTTGGCCAATTAGAAGAATTTGCATTACGCAAGTTAACTTCTGAACTAAGCGAATTGCACGAAGATCACAAACAATTAGTTGACGCTCGCGTTAAACTAGTTGCAGAAGGTCGCAAAGCTATTGCAGAAGCTCGTGGCACTTTCATCAAGAAAGCAAGCGAGAAAATCAATACAATGGTTGCTGAATCTTTCAAGAAAGAAGTAACACAATTAAAAGAAGACATCCGTACAGCCAAAGAAAATAACTTTGGTCGTAAGATTATGGAAGCCTTCGCTGCGGAGTTTATGGCAAGTAAATTTGCTGACGGTACAGCCGTTAGTGCATTGAACAGCAAGCTAGCAGAAATGAACACAAAACTATCAGAGGCTAACAAAACACTAACACAAAAAGAAACAGTTATTAGCGAGTCGCTTCGTCGTCAGCGCATTGCGGAAGATCAAGCACAGCGAGTTCGCGTAATGCAGGACCTATGTTCACCATTGTCAAAAGACAAGCGTGGCATTATGGAAGAGTTATTAGAAAGCACGGATACTGCTAAACTAAAAGATCAATTCCAAAAGTACCTGCCGTCTGTTTTAAACGAGGAAGTTCGTCGTGAGAAGAAACAACTTGTTGAAGGACAGCAATCACAGAAGACTGTGGTTACGGGTAACAAATCTCAAGCTGAGAATGTTACCGCTCCAGCCGAAGCTGATGAAACTATTCAACAACTTCGTAAACTCGCTGGTATTAAGAATTAATTAGGAGACATACAAATGTCACAAGCTCTATTCGAAAGCAAAAACTGGGCCGCTACAAAGCAAGCCCTTACAGAAGGCCTACAAGGTCAACGCAAGACTACTATGGAAGTCTGCTTGGAAAATACAAAGAAGTATTTGACAGAAACAGCAACAGCCGGCGGTACAGCTTCTGGTAACATTGCAGTTTTAAACAAGGTTATTTTACCTGTTATTCGTCGCGTTATGCCAACAACTATCGCTAACGAATTAGTTGGTGTTCA